CTCTTTTGAAGGTTATACCTGGGTAATAGATACCCTTCCATCAGTGTGGAAAGTTTACACTTGACAGTGTGAATCTCGACATTCTGAGAGGACCCAAACAATTGGACCTACGTTATATGTATGGATATTGTCGATATCCAAACATTCATATATATGACTTAGAGGGCAGAATGAAGGTAAGTAGAAATACTTGCAGGTCATTCGAACCCTAAAGGACGAACAAATTGGTTAGCTTCCTAGTCTCGTATCGTTTAGTTATTCTGCAAGAGATAACGTCAAACGGATACTTGTAAAACATAGAACGCAAGAGCGCAAACTCTATGGTCGCTACGTGCCTAGGATAGACCTTAATAAGGTCGACAAACTTTCAATTGGAAAATACCTCCTCCCAGTTCTGGGTGGCTGCGGCTCTACCTTTTCTTAGGTAGAAAACCGAAGTAATGTTCATCGCGACGGATCGACTATCCCTAAAAAGAATTAATATGAATATACTTAAAAATAATAAGGGTTTCCCTAGGGAAGCTTATGTTTTAAAGCAATTTAAATCTCTTCGATTTAAGGTTTCAAAGTCTAATCTTGGTACACGATCAATATTAGCCATGATCTCTGTAAAAAGAGGTTCACCAATGCTGGTTCACATTCTTAGAATGTTACCAGTGTTGGGGGTAAGGGTTTCTTCGAATTGGGTAAGAATTGTACGATTCTTTCTTAAGGAAATCAAGAAAATGCATAACAACGGTGGGGCTCCTCAAGTAGTAAAATACTTGAAGGCCTGTTCCGTTCTGTTACAACAATCGATCTCGGGCTATATCATTAGTGATCCCGGGGCTCTTGGTATAAGAGTGTCCCGAACCATTAGTGGTCTTCCCAAAATCATCCCTTCAGTTCATCGAAAGATGATTCGAAAGGGTGACCAAAAGATTATCAGGTTTTGGTTGACAGTGTTCTCTCTCTATCGAGATATCGATTTTGATGGAACATTGAAACTATCAACCATTACAGCACCTTCAAAGGGTGACTTAAATTATCGGGTGAACCGGTTTATACCCCAGTTCAGGGCCTTGATTGCGCCCGTCCCTTCTGACTTAGGTCAGGGTAAAGTAAGATCAACCTTATTCCAAATGTTTACATCTGGTCCACAAGCTTCCAGGGAAGCAAAGATCACAAATACTAATCCAGTATCTGTGTACCGAGCTTTCTGGTTACTTATGAAACCTGAGAATAAACATTTGAAGGATGCTCTGTTCTTCTTCTCAAAATACTTTCACCACCAGGAGTTTGAACAACTCTGGGAGTTATGTATTAGAGGACCTAAAGGAAATACTTGGAGAGAACGAATTTCGCCTACGCCCCGAGAGTGGGACATGGCTATTCCGAAATCCAAGTATCTAGGTCGGCTTGCAACCAAGAATGAAGCAGCTGGTAAAGTTCGAGTGTTTGCTATGGTAGATCCTTGGACACAATGGGCTTTAAAGCCTCTCCATGGTATCTTGTTCAACTTGTTGAAGAAGATCCCTATGGATGGGACTTTCGATCAATTGAGACCCCTTGACCGGGTTCCCTTTAATCGAGGGCCTATATATTCCTTCGATCTATCTGCTGCGACTGACAGATTGCCAATATCGCTTCAGACCGACATTCTATCGAGTTTCTTCGGTGAAGAGTTCTCCCTACATTGGAAGAATCTTCTGGTCGGAAGACCATACCGATGTCCTTCTCCAACAGAGTTGGAAGGAGTTACGAACCGATGGAGTGTTCCTAAGGATGTAACCTACGCTGTAGGTCAGCCTATGGGAGCATTGTCTTCATGGGCCATGCTTGCGGTTACTCACCACTACCTAGTGCAATATTGCGCTTGGAGTAAGGGTGTAGTTTCCAGTCGAGTCTGGTTTGAAGATTATGCCGTTCTTGGAGATGATATAGTTATCTGGAACAGAACTGTTGCCAAAATGTACCTAAGGGTCTTAACCCGGTTAGGTGTGGAGGTAGGTCTGGCAAAATCTATCGTATCCCCAAAAGGGGTCGGTTTAGAGTTTGCAAAACGAACTATCTTCCAGAAGGAAGACGTTTCTCCTGTTCCTTTCCGAGAGCAGAAGGCTGCACACAAATCTTTATCAGCGGTTATTAATTTCGCTGACAAATATAAGTTGCTTCCTAATGCTGTATTAAGATTCCTAGGTTACGGATACCAGGTTGACTTCAACAAGAAGAATTCTGCCGTCCAAACAATGAAACTAGGTGCGTCCATCCCACAGACTTCACAAGAAGTTATGTGGATGTTCCATCCAATATCATTAAAGGGGCGATGGACAGAGTCAGTCTCTAAGAAGAGATTGGCTGCTGCTAAGGCTATTGAAGCGGATGCTCTCCGAATTTCTAAGGGGAGACGACCGCTCAATAAGACTCAGATTCGACGAGAAGTTACTGGGGTTGACAAAGAGTTCCCAATTGCTATGAGAGGTCAAGAGATGTTCAGACTGATTTTATCAGAATTAACTACTCTTAAACTTCAATTATCGCAACTACGGGGTGATACTCTTGGATTCAGGACCGAGCTTAATATCGGAACCCGATTCCACTCTTGGGTGAACCAGACAGGATGGTCTGACTTAGATGCTGAGTTTGCGTCTAAGATGCGAGCCATCATCCTTAATGGGGAACTTACAAGACTTTTAGAGCAGGTGGATAGATTCCAAATTATAGTAAGAATACTTAATGAAGAACTATTACCGGTCATATCTCAGATATTGGGGAACGAGCAGATTGCTATTGAAGCAGTCCACTCCGTTTTCACAATGCCAAGTATGATGATCAAATATTCAGGGCCTAATTTCCATAGGCATTTCCTTGGTCTAAACGGTATCCCCCGAAGGGGTCCGGTTTGGATCGGGACTGAAGAATGTGGTCCTCTAAACGTCGATTACTATGTGTTACAGGCGTTCAACGATTTGTTTACAATTCGAAGTACGCTTCAAACCATAGATTTGAAGAGAGTGAAGCAGGGTTTACCCTCAGGTCCAACTAGTCAAGCCTTTGAAGAATCAAGGGCTGCACTAAAGTTATGGACGTTATGGTCGACTCGATTTGCCAAAATTAAGAAGAATATGATTCTCCAATCTAAGCAAACCTTAATTACTAGTCCTTCGTAAGAAGGGTCTAGATAAGTAATGGAATCTCGCATCTGAGCGTTATCTGAATGTAAATGGGGTGACACCCGGGGTCATTCAGTCATTATTGAC